CGTGTCGTTGCCCAGCGCATCGTCGCTTAAGACTGTGCTACAGAACAAGGAAGCATACAACTACATCAAGGCTTTCTCAACGATTGTCATTGCTACTGATAACGATGAGGCTGGTGAGCGTACCGCGGAGCTACTCAAGCGGGCATTCCCTGGCCGTTGTTACCGTGTACAGATGACTAAGCACAAGGATGCTAGTGAGTACCTGACTCAGAAGGACTCATCGGACTTCCTCTATGCTTGGATCAACCGACAGAAGTACGTACCGGACAACGTGTTCAACCGTAGCGATCAGTTCGAGGCTATCATCCGTGATGACAAAGGGTCTATGTATATCCCTACCGGTATCGCTGACCTCGATAGTCGTATCCTTGGGTTGATGCAGGGTCACTTCACTGTGCTCACTGCACCGGAAGGTATCGGTAAGACAGAGCTGATGCGTTACTTCGAGGCGAACCTTATCAACAACCACCCCACTGTATCGTTTGCATCTATGCACTCGGAGGAATCTAAGAAGCGTAGCCTCTTGGGTCTTGCATCCTATGTGCTCAAGAAGGATGTGACATTACAGGATACCGAGACGGTTATCAATGACGATGGTGAAGAAGAGATTATCTACTTACCGTCATACAAGGGTACCCCTGAAGAGGATGTCATCGCAGCCATCAAGTCTTTCACTGACCGTGAGAACTTCTACCAGTTCACGTTAAGTATTGATGATGACCCTATGTCTATCCTTGAGCAGATCCGATACTTCGCTGAGGTGTGTGGTTGTAAGTATGTGTTCTTCGAACCTATCCAAGACCTAGGGTATGCTCGACAGAACGAGTCCTCACTTGAACAGTTCCTTTCAGAGCTGGTCACTAAGCTGGCCTTGCTGGCTACTGAGTTGGGTATCGGTATCATTTCTATTGCTCACGAGAATGACGATGGGCAGATTAGGGATTGCCGAATGATTGGTAAACGTGCTAGTGTTGTGCTCAAGCTATCACGTGACAAACATGCTGAGACAGACGAGGAGAAGAACACTACGAAGATCACAGTTGAGAAGAACCGTCCGGTAGGTCCGACAGGATACGGCGGTATGCTTGGCTTTGATTCCAATACGTTCACACTAGATGAGAAGGAATATTAAATGGAAGACCTTGGTGCTTTTGCAGCCCTCTTAGTAGCCCTCTTTATGGCTACTCTCTTCGTAACCGGCACGTCTAAGATAGTGCATGACTCAGTATTGTCCAGCCAATGTGAGTTTTTTAACGCAGCTCAAGTATGCCATAAGGTCTACTTACCGGAGAACCATGAACACTTTAAGGAGTACTAATGAAAGTCCTTGAAGATTTAGAAAGGATACGATCATGACACGTACCGTCGTTGCCGACATTGAAACAGACAGCCTCACACCTGAGAAGATCTGGTGTCTTGTGGCTAAAGAACACGGAGCTAAGGGGTACCAGATATGGAATAAGTTCTCAGGGTATGGTTCATTCCCTAGCTACGCTAAGGATGTAGATCGTTGGGTGTTCCACAACGGTATCAGCTTCGACACACCTGTCATCAACCGACTCATTGCGGATTGTATCCCCATCGAGAAGGTCTGTGATACCTTTGTAGTGTCTCGTCTCGTCAACTATCCCGGCTATAATGGTCATGGTCTTGATGAGATTGGTATCTCCTTAGGTCAACCTAAGACAGTGTTCAACGACTTCTCTAAGTACACACCTACCATGTTGTCCTACTGTAAGGATGACGTTGACCTAGGTACCAAGGTGTACAACCACTACGAGAAGTACATCAACGATCCTGCTTGGGCTAAGTCCATGTGGGTTGAGCATATGTCTGCTCATCTTTGTGCTGAGATGCAGAACAATGGCTTCAAGTTCGATATGGACATGGCTATGCGTATGCTTCCACAGATCATGGATGAACTCAAGGCCCTTGAAGCTGACATGGTTTCTGCTTGGCCCCCTGAGTTGGTTGAGGTTAACCGTATCAAGTACCGTACCAAGAAGAACGGAGAGTTACACAAGAACGTATCCGACGCCATGGACAACTATCCTAAGACAACCATTACTGATGACGGTGACGAGCCCGAGTTAGTGTGTTGGGATTACAAGTCCTTCAACCCTGGCTCGACTAAGGATCGGGTAGAAAAACTATGGGAGGCTGGGTGGAACCCTACTGAGAAGTCTAACGGTCACTACAAGTTCACACTCAAGGGTGAAGTAGGTCAGAAGTGGCCCACCAACGGCAAGACTATCCTTACCCAAGAGATGTACGACGATAAGAAGGAGTACTATGACTACTACGGTTGGACAGTGTCCGACGAGAACCTTGCTACACTACCTGCCTCTGCCCCTCAGGCAGCTAAGAGTCTGGCCTCATGGCTGTGCCTCAACGGTAGACTCAAGGCACTAGAGGAACGTATCCGATGCTGTGATGCTGACGGTCGTATCCGAACTACCTTCTGGCACATTGGTTCTTGGACGCATCGTAAGGCTCACAGTAACCCTAACATCGCTAACATCTCTTCACCTTTCCATGGTGAGGTTGTAACAGCGGTGGATGCAATCAAGAATAGGTACGATGCAGACATGCGCCGTATGTTTACTGTCGACGAGGGACACTACCTTGTAGGTACTGATGCTGAATCCATCCAGCTTCGTGTGCTTGCTCACTACCTCAAGAACGATGACTACATTGAGGCTATCATTAACGGAAGAAAGGAAGACGAGACAGATATCCACAACGTCAACAAGCGGGCGTTAGGTCTTAGCCACTTGACACGTGATCATGCTAAGACATTCATCTATGCTTGGCTACTAGGTGCTGGTACCGCTAAGGTTGCACGTATCCTAGGTTGCTCCACTAAACAAGCTAAGGCCGCGGTTGATAACTTCATCGCTAACACCAAGGGTCTACATGCACTGCGCACTGGTCTGATAAAACGTGATGCAGCACGGGGTTACTTCGAAGGGCTTGATGGTCGTAAGGTTATCAACCTGTCCGAGTACCACATGCTAGCTGGCTATCTGCAGAACGGTGAGTCAGTCATCATGAAGTACGCCGCTATCCTGTGGAACCAATGGGCTAAGGCTGACGGTGTTGGTTACCTCATGGTAAACGATGTGCACGATGAGTGGCAGTCAGAGGCGTTCACCTATGACGATGCGGTACACCTCGGTAAGCTACAGTGTAAGGCACTAGAGCAAGCCGGTGTTGACCTTGGTGTTCGTTGCCCTATGTCTGGTGAAACAAAGATTGGAAGAAACTGGTTCGATACCCACTAAGGAGAAACAAGATGACTGATGAAGACCCATGTGATGACTGGTCGAAACACCAGATGCCTAACCCTAAACCAAAGGAGAAAGACGATGGATAAGATTATGGTAACAGAGGTCACCTCAACTTACGTTGACTTCGATGGTGATAGTTTACTCCGGTTGAAAAACCAAGTTAACGAATGGATCGAAACATACGGAGAGGAAGCCTTTATCGAAAGACGACCAGTACCATACGAGGATAACCACTACGAGTATAAGCTTTGCACTTATCGTGAAGAAACAGACAAGGAGTATGAGGACCGTAAGGGGCTTGAGCGTAGACGAGAAGCTGGTCAACGGGCACAATACGAGATGCTGAAGAAAAAGTTCGGAAACACTTGACACACTAACGTAACTACTTTACTATTCTACATATAGTAACGATGCCAACAAAAGGATTGATATCAATGGCTAGTAAAACATACAAACTAACAGGCACTGCAATGTGGGCTAAGGTATTCCCACACAACATGGATAAGAACGAAGACTTCCATGGCCCAGGTGGTGCATATACTATCGACGTTATCGTTGAGCAAGAAGCTAAGGATGAGTTCGTTGCAACTGGTGCACGTACCTCACCCAAGGTTACTGACGAAGGTGTGGCTATCAAGTTCAAGCGTAAACATAACCACCCTTCCATCGCTGACTTCGGTGGTGCACCTCAGGTGGTGGACGCTGATAGCAATGACTGGGACGGCACCTTGATTGGTAATGGTTCCACTGTTGAGGTAGCATACACAGTGTATGACACCAAGATGGGTAAAGGTTGCCGGCTTGAAGGTGTACGTGTTGTCGATCTTGTCGAGCTTCCACCTCTGGAAGACGGTGAGGGTGGTGCTAAGAAGTTGCCATTCTAATGGCTGCGGTTTCACTCGTACTGCTAATAGGGGTCTTATCTTTCATAGCGGTAGCAGTTCTGGGCATACTAGTGGACGCTATTATCAATGCCTTTAGAAAGGAAAAATAATTGGATAAGATTATCCTCAACATGCCACAGCAGGATATGGGCCTCGGTCTTAATGCTGTCTTCCAAGTACAAGTTCAGAACCCAGAACAACAAGTGGGTAAAGAGTTTGGCATCCGAGTGGATGTAGGTGGACAGCAATACGTCGTAGTCCGTAACTTAAACTCATATACAATAAGGGAACCATACTAATGAACACTGAAACAACATTCGCACAACAAGCCAACGACCTGGCAATCACCCGTCTAGTACTACAGATGGAAACAATCGAGGAGTACGGAGGTACTGACGCCATTGAGCAGTATGACATCATGTCACAGGCTATCAGTTACCTTGCTCGACCTGAGCAACTCGCTGCAATGGAGACTCGGAGTATTCCTCAACGTTGGATGGAGGTAGTTGCCAATGCCTAAAACAATCCATACTTTAATCGACGACATCAATGATGTGCTCGAGGGTAAGGGTGGATGGGATGCAGCTGTCACTGAGTACCTTGCGTCTACTATCACTGAGGTAGCAGAGCAACGGTTCGGTGAAACAGAGAAGGTGGCTAGGGCT